GAAGAAGGACCCGGAGAAGGAAAAGACCCAGGGCAAGGATCAGTCCGGCAAGAAGGAAAAAGAGAAATAAGGCACTTTAAGGAGGCCAGGAGGAGGGCCCGGCCCTCCTCCTTTATTGACCATGGCATATTCCACACGTGACGATATCAAGCAGCTTCTCCCCGAGGAGACGGTCATTCAGCTTACCGATGACGAGAATCTCAAACCCTCAGCCATCGATGCGGACAACACGGAGCACGCCGCCATTATCGCCCGCGTCGATGAGGCCATCGAGAGGGCGGACGCGGAGATCGACGGATACTGCGCCGAGAAGTACTCCGTGCCCCTCTCGCCGGTACCCGCCGTTGTGAACAAGCTCTCCGTCGAGCTCGCCATCTACTACCTCTATTCCCGGAGGAGCGTCCCGGAGAAGATAGAGAAACGCTACGACAAGGCCGTAGTCAGGCTCAAGGACATCGCCAGGGGACTGCTTACCCTGGGCGTCGATCCGGAACCTGCGGCATCGGTCACCGCCGACAGCGCACAGGCGAATAAAACGACGAGCGACCGGGTCTTCACCCGCGGCTCGCTGAAGGGGTTCTGACATGCTCGCAGAGATCGAAGCTGCCGTCGCCGCCAGGCTCACGCTGAAGGTACCCGAGCCGAAGCACGTTGACATCGAGGAGAAGCACAGCGCCCTCGCCATGCCGGGCATCGAGGTATTCACGGGCGGCGGCGAGTTCATAAAGGTCGGCCAGAGGTACAAGCTCACGCCGTCGGTGTTTGTCGTCGTGACCTTTCACAACATGCGGTCGGTGAAGGACCGCCGCGCGGGGATGTATCCCGTCCTGGAGGCCGTCCTTTCTGCCCTCATGCTGCAGAAACTGGATCTCTCCATCGATCCCCTCGTTCCGAAAGGAATGACGAACATAACCCTCGAGGAAGAGGAAGATGAAGGAAAGATCCTTTTCGCCCTGGAATTCAAGACGGGTTTTATCATCGATGCTATCGATGATGATGCCGCGGCCGCGGTGGATCTCCTCACGGTGGGTTTCCAGTATTTTCTCAAGCCCGGTGATGACGTCGCCGACGCGACGGATATCGTGGAGTTCGAAAGTGAAACGTAAAAGGAGACAATCATGAAAGTAAAAGCCGCCCCGGGGCTCAGGTGCCCCATAGAGGGCAAACCAAGGAAATACATCACGGACACGAAGGCCGTCGAGGTCGCGGAGTACGCCTACTACGCCCGGCTCGTATCCGATGGGAGCCTCGTCCGCATCGACGGCTCCGAGGAAGAGGAGGTAACCGATGGCCAGTAAGAACATCAGCTTCGACAACATACCGAGCAGCATCCGCAAGCCGGGGCGGTACATCGAGTTCAACACGCGCCTGGCAACACGGAACCTGAGTACGAACGAGCAATCCATGCTCATCGTCGCCCAGCGCACATCGACAGGGACTGTGCTGGCGCTGGTGCCGACGCAGATCTTCTCCGACGCGGAGGCGGAGGCTTACTTCGGTGCCGGCAGCATGGCTCACATCATGGCCCGGGCAGCCATCAAGGCGAACGCATACCTCGACCTCACCGTCATCGCCCTCGATGACGCCTCCGCGGGCGTGGCGGCCACCGGCACAATCACCATCGGAGGCCCGGCAACGAGTTCCGGGGTGGTAACCCTGTACGTCGCAAACCAGAAGATCGAGATATCCGTCGCATCCGGTGATACGGCCGCTGAGATCGCCGCGGCCCTCAAGGCGGAGCTCGACAACAACACGGACCTGCCGGTAACGGCCGCAGTTGCCGCCGCGGTTGTAACCCTCACCGCGAAGAACAAGGGCCTGTGTGGCAACGACATCGGCCTCGGCTACAGGCTGACGAACGCCGCCGGCGTCACGGTAACGATTGTGGCCCTGGCGTCGGGCGCCGCTAACCCGGATATCGCCGACGCCCTCGCCGTGATATTTGCGGACGAATACGACATCATCGTCACCCCCTACAACACGCAGGAAGGTCTCTCATCGCTAAGCGACCACCTGGACGATGTCTCCGGCCCCTTGGAGCAGAGACCGGCAACGGCTGTCTATGCCATGACGGGGGCCCTCGCGGCGGCGACCACACTTGCGCCGCTCATCAACTCCGGCCGCATCATCGGGGCACACCTGCGCTACACGTCGGCAACGGCCCGCAAGTCCATGCCCTGCGAGATCGCGGCGGCCTTCGGTGCCGTCATGGCCTGGGAAGAAGATCCGGCGCGGCCGCTCAACACGCTGGAGCTAAAGAAAATAACGGTCCCCGCCATCAACGACAGGCTCAGCAAAAACGAGCAGGAATCGGAACTCCACAACGGCGTCACGCCGCTGGAGATCGTGAACGAGACCGTCCAGATCGTCCGGGCCATCAGCACTTACCTGCACAACACCTCGGGCGTCGACGATACGAGTCTCCTCGACATCACGACGATCAGGACCCTGGACTATGTCCGCAAGAACATCCGGGACCGCATCGGCCTGCGCTTTCCCCGGGAGAAACTCTCCAGCAAGACGCCGCCCAGGGTAAAGGCCGAGATCCTCGATGTGCTCATGAAGCTCGAGGACCTGGAGATGGTGGAAGAGGTACAGGCGAACAAGGCCGGCGTGATCGTGGAGCGCGACGAACAGGACGTGAACCGTCTCAACGCGAAGATCCCCTGCGACGTCGTCAACGGGCTGCACATATTCGCGGGTCGCATCGACCTGCTGCTGTAGGAAAGGAGGAATAACATGGCTGACGAATACGTATCCCTCATAACACTTGAGGTCAACGGTCAGGAGATCACTGACTTCAACAAGGTCAAGGAACCGAAGAGGGAGGTCCGCAAGGTGATAAAGCTCATGAACAAGACGGGCTTCATCACCCTCAATCCCGCGTACACGGACGGCACGATCGAATATGTGGTGCCCAAGGACAGCTCGGAATTCGATTTTGACGGCGTGACGGACGGCACCCTGACCATCGATAAAGGCAACGGCAGCCGCGTCACCTATTCGGGTGTCGTGGTTACCGAGATCGATGAGCCTGAATATGGCGACGAGAAAGAGGCGATCAGGAAGATCACCTGGGGGGCCGCAAAGAGGACGGAGACATGATAAAGGAAAAACGTACGTTACCCATCGGTATTGAATACAAGGGCAAGAGACACCGGGAACTGGAGATCGAGCCCCGCCGGGTGTCCCACATGATAGATGCCCTGGACGATGCGCGCGCCCAGGAAAACTCCCGTTATGCCGAGATCTGCACGCTCGCCTGTCAGATCACCAGACTCGGTGATATCCCGAAAGAGGATATCACCGGAGATCTGCTCCTGCCGATGTACCAGCAGGACTATGCGATGCTGTCGGAGGCAGCAGACACGGCCCAGAAACGGGTCGAGAGGTTTCGATCGGACACAGAAAACGAAGAAGCCGCAGAAAAGGCTGACTCACAAGGAGAAGCAAAGGCGTCTGCGACGGGCGGTGCTGGCCATGCTGAGGCTCGGCTTCCGGTACGGGGAAATCAGATCGATGCATGAGCACCAGGTAGCCGCCTGGCTCGTCGCCGGTAACGAAACCGCCGGCACGGAAGGCAGCGATTCAGAAGACCGGAAGACGTACGAAGTGAGGAGAGAGAAACAGAAATGAGCTCGAAAAACACCGTTGAACTTATCCTCTCCGGCAACTCTTCGCAGCTCATGACCGCCCTGCAGCGCGGGGAGAAGGGCCTCAAGAGGTTCGGGCAGACAGCAAAGCACGAGTTTGACAGGATACGCAACGCCGCCCGGTCGGCACAGGGGCAGCTCGCCTCACTCGGTGTCTCCATTGGTGCGGCGATGGTGGTCAAGCAGTCCGCCCAGATGGATAAGAGCCTCACACAGATCGGCCAGACCGCGGGGGCCACGAAGACCGAGGTCGCCGGGCTCCGGAAGGAACTGTTCCGGATGTCCTCCGAGACCGGCCAGGGCGTCGAGGACCTGCAGCAGGGGTTCAACAACGCCGTCCAGTCGGGCCTCAACTTCAAGGAGGCGCTCCCCGTCATCGACGCCACCAACAAGGCCATGGCCGTCACGGGAGCGAACGCGAACCAGTTGACCTCAGGTCTCACCGTTGCCGCCACGGCGTTTCAGTTTGATCTGTCAAAACCGAACCTGGCCCTTGGCCTCCTCGACAGGATGACCGTCGCCGGGCGCCTCGGGAATGCGGAGCTGCAGAACCTCTCCGATATCTTTGCCCGGGTTGGCGTCAATGCATCGCGTGCGGGCATGGGTTTTGACCAGACACTGGCGTTCATTGAAGGTCTGTCGCTTATAGAAAAACAACCGGAGCGCCTCGCAACGCTCGCCGACAGCACGCTGCGCCTCTTCACAAATCTCAACTACATGAAACAGGCCCAGAAGAGCACCGGCGTAAAGTTCTTCGATGCGCAAGGCAGCCGGCGCAACCCGCTGGAGATCCTCGCCGAACTCAAGAAGAAGTACGACGCGCTCAAGACCGACGCACAGCGCGAGAGCTTTATGGGCAAGGCCTTGAAGGGAGCTGACCTGGATACCATCAAAGGGATCCAGACACTGCTGAAAGGCGATATGCTTGGCAAGGTCTCCGGCGAGTTCGCGAGGAAGATAGCAGAGGCAGCGGGCACCATCAACAAGGATCTCCCCGACGCCCTCAACAATGCCATCGACCAGACGGGCCGCCTCAAAACCAAGTTGAAGGAAGCCGCCGACGAATTTGCGAAGCCGGTCAAGGATGCCGTAACGTACGGCATCAAGAAACTGCTCGATAAAAAGAAGAACTCCGAGGATTGGGCCGTCGATTATGATACAGGCACGCCAGGAGGAACGAGCGGCCTGGGCCTGTCGGGCAAGCAACTCATCGGCGGTGGATTGGCAGCCCTCCTGGGGGGCTACGGCGCGTACAAGTGGGGAGGACCGCTGGTGAAGAATGTCCTCGGCAGGCTCGGGGGAACCGGACTGGGTATCGCCGAGGGCAAGATCCTCCAGGAGACGACGGGCGTCACACCGGTGTTTGTCGTGAACATGCCGTCAGGCTTCGGTGGCACGGGGACTTCGGGGACTTCGACGTCGATCCCAAAAACCGGCAACAGGCCTCCGATCACCCTGCCGCCCGAGCTGTTTCCCGGGGGTAGATCCGGCCCCGGTGCGCTCGCGCTTGGGGCGGCAGGATCGTTCGC